TGCAGTTTATTCGGATCTTCGATCACCTCGCGATCAATAGCAGTCAGTTGGTCCCCACGGATAGGAAGTTCACTGTGTGCTTTGGTAACCATAGACATGAAATCACCGTAGATCGGAGCGAGCCTATCACGATAGAGTTTCATGTGCAGATCCCAGGCACTCTGACCCAAAGGGGTCTTGACCAGGTTATTAATGCGGTCGATCGTACCAATAGGCCAGAACGGCCTGTGAATGCCACCGATAGAACGCTCTGGAATCCAAATCTTCTCGAACGTAGTGTGCATTTTGGCAGTGGGATCATACTCCGTCTCGCCTTTCTTAACTAATAACTGACCAGAAAACGCCTGTCCTATTTCAGGACTTACTACGTAACGACCGTTTTTCACGTCCGAACGTAACTTTTTGAAGCGTTCTAGATCACTAGACATGTAAGCCCAGACGATCTCGTCATCTCCATTGTTTACCACACCCATTTGGCCTTTTCCTTCAAGGTACCATTTGCATCGTCCCACTAAAGGATAAATCTTGTTGATAACGATAAAAGTGTCGATAACTTTGTTAACTTTAGCCATCAGAGAAGTAAGAGCATGACCGGATCTGTTACCGGCAATGATTTCTTCGGTCCAGTCTCTCGGATCGCCGACCCAAACGCCTCCTCTGCCCTCCAATGACAGAGGTTTCGAATAGTAGGGTGACGTGTATAGTCGCCATGAAGCCTTAACGATACGTTCGTCAAACACTTCCGACATTACGTCGTGTGGCACGCGAATGTCATCTCGCGACATGCTGCGATCATAGTCGGTAACATCAGAACAGAAAATGTACTTCCCGTTCGTTTGCACCTTGATCTGGTCTTCCGTATTCACGTGAAACGTGCTTGGAAAGCGATCAAACATGCTTTTCATTATCGGAGTCGAGAACATCTGCAAGAAACAGTTGATGACCCAAGGACCCGCCTGTACTATTCGAGCTCGTATTGCACTGAAATCCGCGTACTCTTGACCATCGATGACGACGCGTTTATCAGCGTTAAACACTTTACCACTACGCCCTCCCGTAAGCGCATACTCAAGATCGAAAACGATCCTGTCCTTGCCAGGTTGATCAACCTGTCCCCGTTTTTGCAAGTACATAGCAAAACACGCTTCGTACTCATTTGCGAGGGTGAGCCAATCATCGCTGGCGACGGCGTTCAAAAACCGTTCGAAACGATCACCGTCCATCAACCATTCGACGTAAGCCAGCTTCCACTGCGTATCAGCTGAGAACCGACGCATGCCGCCTGTCGATAGCTTTGCGACGTTGACGGCGCTGACACGCGCGGAAGCGAAGATCAAATTCCACACTTCAAACGCGATCTTTTTGGAGTCACCCTCCAGGTCGGCGGGTAATCCAAGCTCCTGCCTGTACAGCGCATTATCCTTCGGAACGTAACTCATGGGATTCATGAAGTAGCCCGCAGGACAGCGCAAACGATCGAAATTGGTGTGA